GGGCTTGACAGGCGACACGCGGGCTGCTAGACTTAGGGATATGGAACTGAGGCTTAACGCGCTAGAGGGCTGGCGGGACGGCATCGGCCGCGGCGAGCTTAACATCGCAGAAGTCTTGAGAAATTTTGAAATGAGGATTACAGCACTAGAAGCGGCTCTCATTTCAAACGGCAATAATGCCACATCTGACTAAAACGAAGGGAGGGAAAAATATGGCTGGTATGACTCCTGAGCAGATTCTTGCAGTTCTGGGACAGTCCCGCACGAAGGGCGAGTATGCGGGTTATCTCAAGGACTTTCTTGAGTCTGGTGAGGCTGGCGTGTCGGTTAACGATACGTGGCCTGCTCTTTCGCAGAAGAAGGCTACTACTGTTAAGCAGGGCTTCGAGAATGCGAAGGACAAGAAGGATGCGCCGGAGGGTGCTGAGAACATCAAGATCGTGAAGTCTAACGATCAGGTGTATCTCTTCAACCTGTCGCTGGTTGAGCTTCCGGCAGGTATGACTGAGGACGCTAGCTAGGTCTAGCGACTCAGTAAGTGTAGAGTGGGGTTACTTCGGTAGCCCCCTCTATACTGAAACCCATTAACAACTTTCAATCAAACACTAGGGTTGGGTGTTAGTGGGTTTCAGTATAGGGGTTTAAGGAGGGTAGCACAACATGGCTAACCTAACGGTAAACGAATTTATCCGCTACGAAGTTAACCTTTGGGGCTTCGATTATATCGAGGATCTACTTGATCGTGGTTTTGAGCCACAGCTAGTAGAAAGCTCCACAGGTGAGCGTAAATGGATTTGGCTGCAAACGCGCAGCGATCTAACAGCAAACCCTAGTTGTCAAATGGCGGGCCGGATTTAGCGGGTTATCTCCGATAACAGAATCCCGTTAATATAAACAAGACCGCCAACAACAGTGAGGTCGGGGCAACCTTTAATGTGATTGATGCGTGGGGCACCTCACATAAGAAGGCAATGCGTCACACTTAACGAACGGAGCGGAAGCTAAACACAACATCGACCACTTCCGTTATTTTTTATGTCTGCCCTACAATGGCATGACTCAGTAGAAAACGTATGCCCTTCCTGTGGGGACTTTGTTTCTGCACAGGATTATGATTATGATACAGGATTTTGTGTAGAATGCGCGCCAGTCAAGCGACAACAACTCAGCACGTTCCTGACTGTCAACGCGAATCATATAGAACATTATATGATGCGCGGGCTAAGTGTCTCGGCCTCCTGTGGAGCAGTTTTACGAGAAACGCGCCCAACGTGTTTAGTTTGTGGACAACCAATTAAAGGTGGAAAACGTAATAGCGTGTTCTGTAGAAAACGAAGAGCTTGCAGGAACAAGTCAAGAAGATACGTATATCTGTACGAACAAAGACACTATACAAAAGCAGAAGCTCTCGCCATAATAATGGAAGAGCTAAGCGTTGGTCGCTGAATGGTGCAGACTGTCACGGAACAAAGTAGTGAATGCCCACGAGCGTTCACTCTCCCCAGATAGTCTGCACCATTGAGTGACTCAGCGCGATATGGTGATTAGGGAGATCCTAATACGAGGCGTCTAACCGTTCCTGCCTGTTGAAACAAACGCGACGGGTCACTCAACTTTCACAAACGAAAGGCAATTATGCCTTACTCGGTAATCAAGAGTAAAAGCTGTCCTGCGGGTAAACCGTGGGCCTGTGTAAAAAGCACCACAGGGAAAGTGATGGGGTGCCACGAAACAAAGGAGGGTGCGAGGCAACAACAAAAAGCCTTGTACGCAAACGAAAAGAAGTAGAAAGGAACAAAAAAGTGAGTGAAGTGGAGCAGCGCGTCCGTAAGCCGCTGATGAGAAGGAAGCCCACAGGCAAGTTTAAGGTTCAGCCGTTTCAGGTTGAAGATATTGCTTATCTGAATACTCTCCAGAACAGCGCAAACTGGTCTGAGATGGGGGCTATGAAAACCTCCACAGCAGAGTGGCTTCTAGAGCTTAAGATGAAGCATATCCCTAATCCGAGGGTCTTGATTATCACGACCAAATCGGGTAAGGGTACCTACCTAGAGAGTCTCTGGGAAACGTTGCCTGGATGGGACGTGTTCACAGTCGGCACAAGAAAGACGCAAATGGTAGTAGGGCCAAGGGTTGCACCTTGGAACGTGAGTCTGCCCGATCCTCTGTATATGCGCCCTGTAGTTGTTCTGGCGCATTATCATTGCTTCACGAATCGTGCTTGCCTTCCGCAGCAAAAGAAGGGTAAGGATGGTATGCCGATTGTGAACGAGAATGGCACCTTTGAAATGACTGAGCCGTATAATCTCAATCTGCTGAGAATGCATTGGGATGCGATCATCATTGATGAGGCGCATAGGATCAAGAACCACGATGCTCAGTGGACAGTGAACATTAAGAAGCTGAAAGCTGAGTTTAAGCACATTATGACTGGTACGGGATTCGTCAATAATCCCAGTGAAATCTGGTCGCTGCTGAATTTCCTGTATCCGAAGGCTTACTCAAGCTACTGGAAATTCCGTGAGCATTACTGCATGGAAGATGACAGGTATGGGTATCGCAAGATCGTGGGTATCTGGCCTGATAAGGTGGACGAGTTTCGTGAGCTTCGTGAGCGAATTGGCGTGAGGCGCACGATGCTGGAATGTTTCCCAGACATTAAAGAGCCTGTGGAAACAGTGATCCCAGTTAGCCTCAGCCCGACTCAGCGTAAGATGTATAATGAGATTAGGGATGAGCTAAGTACACTGGATCAGCAAGGCGTACCGCTGCATAGTGCGAACGTGCTAAGTGCCCTGAATAGGCTCAGGCAGGTTTGTGTGGCTACACCAGAAGTGCTTGAAGATTATTACGATGCACTCAAAGAACGACGCATCGTGAAGATCAAGCTGGTTGAGCCATCATCCAAGCTTGATGCAACAATGGAAGTGATCGACGGGCTAGAGTGGGATGAGGAACGCAAAGATCAAATCGTGATCTTTAGTGCATTCCGCGATCCGTTGGAGCTTCTGGCTAAGCGACTGACTAAGAAGGAAATCCCATATCTGCACATGAAAGCAGAGACGGGTGACGTTGATCGTTACGAAATGTGGCACAATACGTGGCCTAAGAAAGAGCATCAGGTGTTCTTGGTTACGCTAGGTGTGGGTAGTGAGAGCATCAACCTCACTAGTGCCCATCGTGCTATCTTCCTCGATCAGTCATGGTCGCCCACAAGTAATATCCAGGCGATTGGTCGTGTGTATCGTCCGGGTCAAACTGAGGCTTGTCAGCTTATCTACACTCGCGCTGACAACACAGTAGATTATCGCGTTCTCGCAACTAACGAAGAGAAGAAGGGCTGGTTCCAACAAATCTTCGGCGAGCGTGAGGATGATGAGAATGGTGATTCTGAGTAGAGTCGCAGCTTTGGGCTTGACAAACGGCCCGGAATATGCTATGATGGGCCACGCCTAGCTGCGCGCTAGCAATAGGGGGGTTGAGGGCTTTTGGGGCCTAGCTCGAAAGTCCTCCCCCCTCTCCAAAATCTAGGGTAGGAGTAAAATGCAAGAAACCGATAAATCTTCGGTAGTGGCGGAAATACCAGCAGTAGCGCAACGCCAGATTCAGGAGCTTGTCATACCTAACAAGTATGACGTGGTTCCCGTACACAACTCAGATCGTTCCAGCTTTCGCCGGTGTCGTAGATACTGGGATTGGAATAGTCCTGCGCGTCATAACTTGATTGTGCGCGCTGATGTAAACGGTATCTACATCCCATTCTTCTTTGGCGACGGCATCCACTTTGCGCTTGAGTGTTACTATAATCCGCTACTCAAAAGAGATCCAGTCGAAACCTTTAGTACATGGTTCGACATTCAGTGGTATGGTGGCATAGTCACAGAAGAGTGGCTAGATAAAGTCTACGATCTTAAGCCTGAACCAATCAAAGAGGCTATACGCATTCCTCAAGCCTACGCGGATTATGTAGAACGGAATCCTGATTCGGAATATCACATTTCCAGTTGGAAAGTCCGTGGCTTGATTGACATTCTGCCTGATCCTAGTCCCGAAGAGTTTATGCTGCTTCGTGAGCTAGGTATCGGCATGATGACGTTCTACAAGGACTACGCCGCAAGAAACGACAGCTTTGAAATCCTAATCCCAGAACATACTTTTTCAGTACCGATCTGGGATTACGAGAACGACCGCATTCTAACAGCAATTGACGTTCGTGAGGAAAGCCCTAACTATGGTAAGACACTTGAAGTCCACGCTCGCGGCAGGATTGACGCAGTAGGTGTTTATCCTAATGGTAAGATGATGATGCTCGATCACAAGACAGCGGAGGTTATGGGGGAAGATTACTTTGAGAAGCTTGAGATGGACGAACAATGTACGTCGTATCTCTGGGCCTTGGAGGTCGAAGCGTCCTACTACGATCTATCGCATCGTGGACAGCCAGTCGAAGAGCTTATCTACAACGTGCTTCGCAAGGCAATGCCACAACCGCCGACAATTCTCAAGAGCGGCATGTTCAGCGTCGATCGTACAAACGAAAGCACAACGTACCCGCTCTTGTCAGCATGGCTAGATGAGAACTTGCCAGGTTGGCAACAGTTGCCAGGACTACTCAACGAGAAGCAGCAGAACTATCTCGACTATCTCAGAGACGTAGGCGACGAACAATTCATCATCAGGAAAGCTGTGCGTAGAAACAAGCACCAGCTCGCGAATGCGGGCAAACGCTTGTACTTAGAGGCACTCGATATGCTTGACCCAAACGTTCGTATTTACCCTAACTTATCAAACGACTGGAAATGTCAAAAGTGCGCCTTCCGGGCACCGTGTCTCGCCCGTGAAAGCGGCGCAGATTGGGAGCAACTAATCCGTGACAACTACACAACAAACAAAGATCGGTAGCTCTGTGAGTTTAACACAAGAACAGATAAACGAAATCCTATTCACGAATCCAAAAACGCGGCTTCCCGAAGTAAAGGCTCCACAGGGGGCAAGCTTAATTGAAAAGCGACTTGGTAAGTATTTCCCAGAACCACAGCTAGGCCCGATAACTGCACACGACACAGGAATGAGATGTGCAAGTAGAAACTGCTCTAGCCCAACTTACTGGAAAGTGGAAGGAATACCGCTTTGTTCGGCTCACGCATTCCATAAGGTGAATGCACTCTATCAGGAGAGAGTTAATGGAAGCAGCAACAGTTCCTGAACCACAAGAGGATAACGTTGAGCTTCTGAGGAAGTCGTTGCAAGTGACGATTCCCGAAGAGCTTATCACGTACACCAACGTTCTTGTGTATGGTGATCCGGGCGCAGGCAAGACGTATTTCTGTGGAACGGCAGCAGACTTGGAAGATACAAGTCCTGTGCTTATCTTGGACGTGGAAGGCGGTGTCACAACTCTTCGCAAACGCAGCAATGTAGACGTTGTGCCAATTAGGTCGATGGGCGATATTGAGTCAGTCTACAACAAGCTCTACAAATCCATCGAGAACAATCAGATTTATTACAGCACAATCTGCATTGATTCTCTCACGGAATTGGCTGATCTCGATATACGAACAATCATGAAAGAGGCATACAATCGCAATCCCTCAAACATTGACATTGACGTACCAAGTCCAAGAGAGTGGGGCAAGACGAGAAATCACATACG